AAAAAAAAAAAAAAAAAAAAAATACGGTGCCTACCCCTACTAACAGTTACACATATTAAACATAATAAACATATAACACATATTAATGCAATACATTCACTAATGAAAGAGGAGAAGATTATGAGTCAGACGAAGAGTTATAAAGAGGATAGTACTAAAGGTAGAGCTAGAATCATGCCAGTTAATTATAAAGGTGATATTATAGTCCAAGCATGGCTGGATGCTAGAAAGTTATTAGTATTGAGTAGGTGGTTAGATAAGGGAGGGTATAATACTCAGAATATAAGTAATATCGTGAAGTTTACATTAGATGAAGTAGTTGAACAGTTAGTCAGTAATGGTATTGAACAGAAGGTAGAATATACTACAGATGCCAGAGAGTTATTAAAAGCTAAATATAATCGTAATCTAGATCAAAGTGGTAGAGGTAGAAGGAACTATCTGCATAATATACATTTAGATGAGATTAGAAGAAGCAATGCGTGGAAGGATGAAAGGGGTATGATTCCATCTAATAATACTCCTGAAGCAAAAGCTAGGAAACAGTCTGCTGAGGATTTAGATAAAGTTAGGGAGATAGAAGAAGAAGCTATTGATGAAAGACCTAGAGAACTAACAGGTCAAGCAAGGATAGATTGTAAGATAGAATCAGATTCATGGATGGCTAAGGCTAGAGAAAATGAATTGACTAAGCCGTATGTTAGAGTTGGTGATGATAGTCAGGTAATGGATCAGTATGGTACTTTTGATCCTAATAATCCAGAAGATGTAGCAATGAGGAAGGAGATAAAGGATAAGGCATATGTTGATAGGAAGGCTGAGATAGCTGAGAGTATGAAAGAAGAAGCTGAGGCTAAGGAAAAGCTTAAGGAGGAAAAGAAGGCTAAGAAGGCTGAAAAGAAAGAAAAGGCAGAGTTAGAAGCTCTACGTATTGAGTATGAGGAGAAGAAGAAAGCATTTGAGGGGGTTGAAAAAGCTGATGATAGAGGTGGTGATTATAAGCCTAAGTCAGATGAAGAAGTAGCAGAGGATATGAGGAAGATTGAAGAGGATGATAAAGCATTGTATGCTACTGATATGAGTGGGGCCTAAACCAATAGATGATTAAATTAATTAATTAACTTCATTAACCAATCTAATGTCATTGCAGTGTTGGTAGTGCTGGACTCTATTGCAAAAATATGTTATGGTGATTGTGAAAGCTAAGGAATCAATCAATCATTTAACAAAGGAGAATGGACTATGAGAGTAGGTGAATTAGTCAATGCGTTAAGTGTATGTGGCCCAGGTGAGGATGTAACTATATGTATCGGAACTAAGGATGGAATTACTGAGTTCTATCACACAGAAAGCATCAGTGGTGGTGGACCTGAGCATAGGCCTATCATGTTAAACGGTAGTTATAAAGAAATGGATAGTAATCGGTAAGGTCTAAACCTCTACCTCTAATCATCTATTGTTGAATAGGTGGTTAGACGTAGGAGTTTAAACTAATTAAAGAAAGGAGTTATAGAAATGAAAGTTTATGAAATAACTATTAAGGCGATAGAATCACATGAGGATATTGACATCTGGATTGCTACAGATCATATTATTTCTGTTGTTTCAGGTAGTGATTTGTATCCAACTATCAAAGAGATAAAAGTAAGTCAGGATGCACCTGGAGTAGATTTAGTAATACTTTAACTGACCGGCTCAATGTTGAGCAACTAATTAAATGAAGGGAGTTGCTATGAAACAGTGTAATTATTGCAGTACGGATTGTAGGTCGAGTAAGCCTATGGTAATGTCTGATGTGGAGTGTAGTAAATTCAAGCCTATTGATAGAACTTGGAAACTCCACAATGTTGTCTCGAAGGTAAATGTGTCTAATGAAGGTATCCTTAGTGACACACTTAAATGGATAGTGAGGTGGGCCTGATGGATCAGCAATGCATAGATATAGATAAGAATAACCATAGGTGTCGCCAGCCTGTCCAGACAAAGGTTGACAAATCAATACCTTCAATCAGAGTCAAAATGCCTGAAGGTGGATTCATCTGGCTTTATCCTGTGCGCATACCAAGTGCTAAACTCTGTCCTTATCATCAAGGGATTAAGGAAGAAAAAGCCTGGGGTGTTATCTATGAAGGGAAGAGGGGTGAATGAGATGATTGATCTAATAATTTCATCTTGGTTGAAAGACCTAAGACATGAGATAGTTGAAGATCTAATGTTTGAGTGTTTACTTTGGCTAGGTTTGATTAACCTTTGGTTGATAGGGAGGATTTAGATGATGAAAATAGGAACTAAGGTAAAAGTAAAGAACTTTGCTGCTCCAGAATATGGAAACCTTACAAGAAGGTGGAAAAAGATAAGAGCTTGGGAAGTGACTGGTTGGTATGTAGGATATACCTATAAACAAAATGGAGTACTAATTACTGACAAGTATGGTATGGTTCACCTTGGCTACCGAGAAGATATAAAACTTCTTCGTATTAAGACAAGTGATCGTGCTAATGATAGTTTTGCTTTTCCAGAAGATGTAGAGGTAATCTATGAAACCTAAAACCTTATACCAAGTAACTATCAATTGGAAAGGTGAGATTCATCACCTTCATTCTCAAGCATCTACTAAACATAAAGCCTTGCATAACTGTATCAGGCAATTAGCTAAGATATTATCTTTGTCAGTCAGTTATGTAAGGAACTATGTTTTAGAAGATGGAAAGGATAGGTATATTATAAAATGAAACTAGAAATCAAGTGCCAAGAATGTGGTGAGACCTGCATTGAAGAACCTGATGTAGGTGATCTAACCTGGCACAGGTGCCCTAATAGAGAGGATCCTGTAAATGGCTATAAGCACTCAGTGTTTATTGTAGAAATTAAGGGAGACACTATAAAGGTTTATTAGGAGGATTAACTATGTTATCAAAAGATAAATTAGCAGTAGAAGAATGTTTAGTATTGTGGAAGTATCTCGCTCTGTCTGGAAAAGCTGATAAAGAAATAGCTGTTTCTAAACTGCATGCGCAAGGTCGATTAAGCAGAGATTGTTACGTTGCTGATTGTCCTCTTTGTCAAGCCTTTAACTGCTTTGCTTGCCCTTGGAGGACAGTCCCAAACAAAAATGATAAGTGTACTGGCTGTATGTATAAAGATAGTCCTTTTATACTTTGGACAAAAGAATACTCGAAGAGCAGGAAAAATAGACAACAAGCTGCTTCAGCGGTCTACAAGTTCCTTAAACAGATAAAGAAGTAAAGGAATCTACTATGTCTCATGAAACTCAGATAAACAACACCTATCAGATCAAAGAGGAGTTTGAGCAAGGCAATCCTAAGTACTTCTCACCTTTACCTACAAAACCTCAGCGTTGCTTTAGTCATGAAAGGAGTGGAAAGACAAAGGTCTACACTGAAGAACAAAGGATGCTCTTTCAAATGCAGCAAGTCGGTAATGAAGTAGAGTTTGAGATTTGAAGTATGAAAAGATAATTAAATTAATTAATTAACTGGAGATTAAATAAGATGAAAATACCTAAGTATTACTTGAAACCTTTTGGTCAGGCAAAATATACAGCATTAATTACCAAAGAGGATTGGGATGAACTACGAAAAAAGAACGCTATTCCTATTAAAGATGGAGATAGATCAGATTGGTATTCTCTGCAAGATCCACAACTTGATTGGATGGCTTGGCATATTCCAGCTTGTGGATTGACAAAGCGTCTTGAAATGGAGGAGAAGAAAGGATGAAAATAGCTCTCATAATCCTAATCAGCATAGTTATATTACAAGGTGTAGTAATCTTTAACTTAAAGATTGACCTGCATCAAACCAAGTTATCAAGAAACTTATGGCATAGACATGCAATGGCTACAGCTAACTGGCGAATGGATCACTATGTCAGTGACTATTCTTACTTGACGGAAGGGGTAATTAAGAGATGAGCTCTAAAAAGAAACTACGGTATAAGAAATGGTTAGAGAGGGAAACAAAAAGAGGTAAGAAGAAAGAACTACAAAGAAGAATGGATGAGACTTATAGTGATACATCTAATCCAGCAGGCATTGAAACTATGGCAGCCCTTATGGGAATTAAACTTAGATAAATAAAGGAACTAGCCGATGAAGACTAAATCACAAAAGAAGTTCGAGGCAACTGAGCGAAACGAAGAGTACTCCAAACTATCAACCAGCGATAAACTAAGGCGTCTAAATGAAGGAGGTTTCAAGGCTGCCAGACAACGTCTGCGTCTGAAGGAGGCCTCTTATGATGGAAAGAGATAGATTGAGAAAGAGAGAATTCTCCTTACGCTCGCGCCTTGGAACCATCAAGGATACCATCTTCTGGGCGCAGCAAGAAGTTTTAAAATTGAAGTCTATTCAAACTAGACTTCAACAAGAACAATACAAAGCAGAGTATTCCCTAGCTATGGCTGATGGTAGGTATCACAAAGTCAAGGCTGAGAAGAAAGATAAACTAGACATTGCAGAGCTAATGTTGACTCTTAATAAAGATCAACTAAAGAACATCTTGAATGTTCTGGAGGAGGATTAGATGAAAGCTAACCAACCAATCACTGTGAAAGACAACAGATACGATCGAAAGGAAATGAGTCTAAAGACCTTCATAGACAAGCAGAGTCAAATCTATCTTCATCTGATGATCTCGCCTGGATGTTCTTATGTTCAGCTATCCAAACCAGGTGTCTGTTTCCTTCGTGATTGTCTTGATGCTTGGATTGAAGATAATTAATTAATTTAAGCAACTTCAATCACATCACTTGACCAAAATGATCGGAAATATCGCTTGACACCTTGCATATAGATATGTTATCATGTATTTTAACATCGTGGGACTGGCCCACAAAGCACCAAACGTATCACCAAACAAAGGAGATCAACCTATGAAGAAAATGTCAGTAGTCGCACAAGTACCTGAAAAGAAAGATAAAGATGGAAAAGTAATTCAGAAGGCTATCGCACCCTGTACAGTCTCTGTAGACTATGCTGAAACCTTAGACGAAGCCAAAAAGATGTTCGGTGACGATCCTATCCTCTCCAATGCCTTTTCTAATTGGAAAGTGACAATCCAGTCTGCAATCCGCTCTGGCTTGAAACGAGGTGAGACTCCTGAAGCTCTCCAAACTCGTCTCGGCACCGCTAAGATGGGTGTCGCTACCATCAAGGGTGCCATTGATCCTGAAGCTGCCTTCCTCGCCCAGTATGTCGCCGCTACGCCTGAGAAGAGAAAGGAAATGCAGAAGAAACTTGTCGCCGCTGCTGCCGCTTAACCTCGCTGGATTAAGTGGCCTGTGTTGCTAATTATAATCACTGGCCGTGGCTGATTAGCAGCACACCAAAGCCTAAGGGAATTTATCCCATCTTCCCTTAGGCTTTTTTTACACCTTAAAAATGTTCAATGATGTAGATAAAGTAAGTTAATTAAATAAATAAATTAACTCAAAAAAGGATAAAGAGATGAAAAGAATAGGAAGAAGTAAAGTTCCTTACGCCCACCAGTTAGCGTCTATGGCTGAGAATCTAGCCAAGAAATACAATAGGACAGTCTATTCAAAGATTGAAAATATTACCTATAATTTTGAATCTAAACTTACACATAAGACTAAATATGAACTATATTTTGTTCCTGGGTTTGATGGTAAAAATTGTACTTCATTTAGTTACACAATCTGGCCTGAGCTTCTAGACAAATATTTCTCATTGATGAAGGAGTCTGTCAATGACAAGTAATCAAAGGTTATATGAAACTATGGGTCATAAGTATGTTAATAGTTGGCAGCGTTGGAAAGGCATAATGAAGTGTTATCCTTTCGAGGAGAAACGCTTAGCTAAATGGTCACCTCCTTACATTGTTCAACCCAAGTATGATGGAGTGCGATGCAGAGCTATTCCATTAGATGCAGGTGGCTACATTTTACTCTCTAGTGAAGAAAACATCTTATTCTCAGTCCCTCATATCCAAGACATGTTTAGTGACTCACCTCTTGATATTGAACTAGATGGTGAACTCTACTGCCACGGAATGGGTTTCTCAGAAATCCTATCTATCACCTCCCGAACTGTTAACCTTCATCCTGATCACAAGCTGATCAAATTCCACTGTTTTGATATAATTGAACCTGGGACTCAAACTGAGCGAATTCTCAAGGTAAGCAAATTAGCTGATTATCATCTACCTCACCTTGAAATATCACCTTACTGGATCTGCAATTCATTAGATGATATAATGAGAGTCTATGACAGACTAATCGAATTAAACTATGAAGGAATCATAGTACGTCATGCAGAAGCTCCCTATGTTAGAAAGCGGAGCACTTGGGTGATGAAGTTTAAACCTAAGAAGGAAGATGAATATGAAATACTGGGATATGAAGAAGAAATCTCTATCACAGGAAGATTCAAAAATAGTCTTGGTTCACTTACCTGTAGATCTGGAGACGGAAATGTTTTTTCAGTTGGTACAGGATTTACAAAAGAAAGTAGACAAACTCTGTGGAATACCAAAGAATCTCTTATAGGTAAAATAGCTAAGATTCAATATCAACATCTAACTTCAGGAAAGAAGGTCCCACGCTTTCCTGTATTCGTGGAGGTAATCTAATGAAAGGTATAGAAATAATCAAGAAATTCGAAGACGTTGTATCGGCTACTGACCCTGCTCTGATGAACAAGATCCAAGTCCAAGCTGCTCACGCACAGATGCAAATCCATGAGCTTCATGCTAGAACAATAGCTTGCCACTGTGAATGTATGGGGATAGCTGCTGAAAATATAGTAAATATTGGTAGTGGTGGATATGCTGCTTGTGGTGTTGCAGATTTTCAGTTTGTAATGAATAAGTGGGGCCTAACTGACAAAGAAGGAAAAGTAATCATCTAATGCTCTGTCCTAAATGCTCTACTAAACTAAAATGCTATTGTTCTAGATCCTTAGGTCCTTCAGTAGTAATCAGAAATTACTCTTGTTTTAAATGCGCAACTAGGTTCATCTCTACTGAAACATTAGATCTAGAACCTATGGAAAAGAAAGGTGTCCCAAGGCATCTTTTAACTTGGTTAAAGAAATATAAGAAAAAGGAGAACAAGATGACTGAAGAAAAGAAAAGATTTACATTCTACGTAGCTGGTGTACAATTTCATGAACTTAAACACTGCATCAATCAGATTCATGCAGATGATGAATTAACCCTTCATCCTGACCCTACTAACAAATTCGATCCTAATGCTGTAGAGATCATCTTTGAAGGTGAGGAATCTGTCCACATGGTAGGCTTTGTTCCTGCCAAGCAAGACCTTTCAGCAAAGATTTCTTCCCTATCTGAAATCATGGAACTGAAGTGCACCGTACTGGAAATCACGCCTACTGCCAAAACCTGGGAGCAGTTGAAGGTAAGAATAGAGGAGGTCTAAGATGAAATGTCCAAGTAAAGAAAAAATATTATCTGCTGCTGCTACAAGTCCTGAAGCAACAAGAGCACTTAAAGAAATATTCCCTGAGTATTTTGAAAGGAATATTCGTCCTGGAGAAATATATGAGTGGGGGACAAGTAATGATGGTGGATGTGGGTTAGTGGTAGCATGTAGATCTGAGTATATGTTTATAAACTTTGGTAATGGGAGAGTATATATAAGTAATATACCAAAGAAATCAACCAAGAGTGATTTAAATAATATGTTAGGTAGTCTACCTTCTGCAAGACTTTTTAACTGCTATGATGGTAGATTGAGAGGCCCATTTAGACTTAAATCATGGCGTACAAAGGAGATCTAAAAAATGCCTAAAAAATACTACTGCTCCCTATGTGGACAAGAAGTAGTCTACACATGTAAGGCTGTAAAGGGTAAAGGGTTAATCATGCATCTCATAACTCCTCATGAGTGTGAAGGGTTCTCTATCGCATCAAATCCTGATGGAAAGCCTACTGCAGAGGAAGTAATCAATGCTGCTAAGCCACTTAGTGGAATACAGGATGCTGACATCCAGAAACAAGTAACTGGATCAGGCACTATATTTGATAGGTCTAATGGAGACAAACGAGATGGGATAAAATCTACTGCACCTGAAAGTTTACTAAGGGACATGAATAACCTTGCTGGCTCAGGAGTAGAAACCGTTGAAGGGTAACCACTATGCCTAAGGTATTCGTAGTAAATAAATCATCTCATGATTTCTCAAACGCTAAGGAATTTGGAGAACTAGTCTACATGACCCAAGGTAGAATGAATCGCTTTGCTACAACTGACATGATTAGAGTATTTGAAGACTATATGAAGGATTCTCATAAAGACGATTACATTCTACCTTGTTCCCTGAACGTTATGAATCTACTGGCAGGTGCTGTGTTTGCAGCTAAACATAAGACTGTTAACCTCTTGCTGTTCAAAGCAGGTAGATATATAGAAAGAAATCATGTGATTAGATAGGAGGAATAATGGAGATACATGAATCAACTGTTGACAAGGTATTAGATGCACTGTTAGATACAATAACTTTCTACAGATCTGTTATCAAAGCTCGTGATCAGCAAGTGATGGAACTTGAAATGTTTAAGGAAATGAAAGAGATGGAAGTAATTGAAAAAGATAATTAATTAATTTAAACAACTGAGAGAAAAAAACTATGTCAATCTCAGAAAGAACACTTAGGAAATGGAGGAAGGAAGCGCTAATATCATTAACTAAATTTAGTAATCCTGAACATGAAGTAGCAAAGACTACTGGAGATTTAAATAGAAAAATCCTCCAAATGACTCAGATCCTCCTTGACCAACACTTATTAAATAAAGGAAAATAAGATGATCCCTTCACAACCATCTTGGGAAATAATAGATTCATCCAAATTAGACGACTATCTCCGTTGTCCTCGCCTTTATTTCTACGCTCACATTCTAGGCTGGCGTATGGACGCGCCTGCTCATGACCTATACTTTGGCGAGTGCTGGCACATGGCAAGGGAATATCAACTTATCCACGGCTATGACAAAATCGAGGAAGCCTACGATGTATTCCTAACTCACTATCGTAAAGAATACGATGAAGAATCTGACAGACTCTATCAACCTAAAACTCCATCAGCTGTAAATCACGCCTTAGCAAACTTCGCTGTTACCTACTACAACGACCTAGAAGAAAACACTCTCCTGAAAAACCCCGACTCAGGTGAACCATTCACTGAAATCTCTGGTTCTGTCCCTATTGATGAAACAAGAGTAATCTACTTCAGAATGGACTCCTTACTCCAAAACAAGGAAACCGGCAAGATATTCTCTTGGGATCATAAAACTACATCAAAGTATATAAAGTATGATGCTTGGGAGAAGCAATTCTACTTAGGTATCCAAAATGGTACTTACACTCACTGCATGTATTGCCTGTATCCAGTTGATCAGGTCTTAGGAGTAGAATTCTGTGGCTGTGGCTTTGAGCACCTTTCACGTGGTTCTAAAGCACGTCCTGCAGGTGACTACTCAATCCTCAAGCGTGTCTCAGCATTCAAATCACCTGATCAAATGAACGTCTGGCTTTATACTGTAATAGATGCAGTTAATAACATCGAAAGGGAAATGGATCGCTTGGTTGATAGTTCTGACAATGACCCTGTCATGCAAGCCTTTCCAATCAATCCTGGTGGCTGTGCTAAATACAGAGGATGTGAATTTCACGATTACTGCATGGCATGGCCTAATCCTCTACGCAGGTGTCAAGAACCTCCTATCGGATTCAAGCAGGAATTCTGGAACCCAGTTGATATGGACACTAAAAACAAATTAAAATTAGAGTGGAGATAATCATGGGAAGATCTAGTATAGCAAGTAAGCTTATAAGTTTAGATGGTAGTCCTGCAAAAAAAAGATGCCCTAAATGTACTACAGTAAAACCATTAACTGAATACGCTAGAGATATGTCTAAGTCAGATAATGTTACGTCTTGGTGTAAGGATTGTAGATCTGCAGAGAGGAGAAGAAAACGATCTATTGGTATGAAGGAGAAACCTTATATTCAAGACTCGCAAAAAGTTAGGGCTAAGGCTATGTTGAAATATGCTATAGATAATAGTCTTATTATAAGACCAACTAAGTGTGCTATGTGTTGGAAGGAATGTAATCCAGAAGGGCATCACTCAGATTATTCTCAGCCTTATAAAGTATACTGGTTATGCAAAGACTGTCATGCATTTGTCCATTCTAGATCTAGAGAAGAAATATATAATAGGATAGAGGAAAAATATAAGGAATAAACTTAAGTTAGAATGGAGGTAAGTATGAAGATAAAAAGCTACTGGCAGTCAGAGACAGGAAGATGGAGTGATGCCACAAACTCATATACAAATAAAATTTTATCTGATATAAAAGAAAAAGAATTAGAAGTAATTATAGTAAAATCAGAAGGTAAGAAAATCTTGAAGTTTCTAGGTGGTCCAACAGGATTTGAATCATACTATCTTGAAGATTTAATGCAAAATATAAAGACTGAAAAATTCTATATCTGTGCAGGTACAATCAATAGCTGGTATTCGTGTTATGTACTTTGGGAAGATGTAAAGAAAATAATAAAGGAGTAACAAATGGCCTATGATGCTGCTGCAGAACTAAAAAAAGTAAAAGATTTCTATAACCAAGATGATATGCAGAAACGTTTCAGTGCTATAATTACAGGGGAAACAAACGCAGGTAAAACATATCTACTTAAGACTGCTAGATTTCCTATACATATAGATTCTTTTGATCCTGGAGGAACAAAATGTTTAGATGATTTAATAAAGAAAGGTGACATAGTAGTCGACACCCAGTACGAGAACGAAGATCCTTTCAAACCTACTGCCTTTGCTAAGTGGAAGAAGATTAATGAAATTAGGTTACAGATAAAATACTTCGATCAATTTGGAACCTATTGCATTGACTCCCTCACAACATTCGGCCAAGCAGCGATGAACTTCCAACTTAATCTGAAAAACCGAGCTGGTGAAGCACCTATGCATCGCCAAGACTACAATCCACAAAAGGTTCAGATTGAAAATCAAGTACGAAAGCTAATGAATCTACCCTGTGACTTCATCTTAACTGGTCACCTTAAGAAAAAAGAAGATTTGAAATCTGTAGACAAATCAACTGGAATTCGCTATGTTGAAGTGGAACGCAGACTACATGTAACAGGCCAAGCAGTAATAACTATCCCTCTCTTATTTGACGAACTCTACGTGATTAAAGGAAAGGGAGAAAATCCTCGCCGTGAGATGTTGATTGACTCACTTGGTGAATACATTGCTAGGTCAAGACTGAAGGGAGGTGGGAAGCTAAAGGCAGTCGAAGAGCCAGACATCAAAGCACTGCTTAAGAAAGTAGGTAAAGCATGGGAAGATAAACCGAAGTTAAAAAGTTAATTAAATTATTTAAACAACTAAATGGGAGGCGAGAAGATGAATGATAGTGCTAAAATAGCATCACCACAAAGAGAACCAGATGTAAGAAGAGCTATGAATAATCTAGCAGAAGTTTCTGACAGATTATTAATCAGAGCACGTGACCTGCTTGATAAACAAAAGTATGTCATGCGGCCAGAACCACCTGAAGAAGATAGAAAAATCCCTGAATCTGAATGTGATTTATCTGGAGAGCTCTATGCACAAATAGATGTACTCAGAGATACTTTGGATGTTATAGATATGATGATAGAATGTACAGAATTCTAACCAACAACCAAGAAGGAGAACTAAAATGTCATTAAGTGATTACAGCGAACTCGAACAAGACATCAAGAACGCACCTGAGCCGAAGATCCTTGACGCAGGGCAGGAAGTAAAAGGACGCATCATTGTAGTTAATTCAGGCGTCAGTGAGAAAAATGATGCTAAGTGGTATTCGGTAGTCTTCGATGTGCCTGATGATGCCCTTTGTCCTCCATTCAGTGATTTCTTCTGGGAACTTGCTGATAAGGAAAAGATCGACCCGAAGCAATTTGCTCAGGCTATTCGATCATTCAAGGTCTTCGCTGAAGCTTTCGACATCGACTATTCTCGCCCCTTTGATTGGGTAGATGATCTGCCAGGTAAGGAAGGGTGGATGATAGTAGGTGTAAAGAAAGATAAATCAGGTGAATATCCTGACCAGAATAAGGTGAGTAAGTATATAGCGCCTAAATAATTTAACACTGTCAGGGTGGCGGAATAGGTAGACGCGAGGTTAATGAAGTAACCTATTTGACAGTTCGGTCTTCGGACTTGCGCAAGTCACCAAGGTTAAATTTGTAGGGTGCAAATCCCTGCCCCTGACAATCTTCAAGTCAATTAAATGATTTAATAATCTGGAGAAATAACTATGCAATTCAAGATTAAAAAACTATTCTATCCTATATATTACCTATTAGGACTAAGAGCTAAATTCTGGTTATATATAGGTAAGAAAATTAGAACATATGAAAATACTGAGGCAGCAAAGAATAGTGCTTTACTTATATCCTTAAAGGCTGAACTTATTGGGAAAACAAGAAGAATAAAAGAACTAGAAGCAATTAAAAAACAACTTTATATACAAATAGAAATGGCAGAGATGGATAAATTTGTCTAATGTAAGGAGTAAACTATGACACCACCCGCAAACAAGCCAAAGTTCAGCTTTGAAATCTCTGAAGAACAACAAACTCGTGCCCTTAAAACCTTCAGAGAATATGGTCAACGAAAAGCTATCATGTCTCCCTTGCTCGACGAGGTGATGGATCTGATAGACACTCACGGCTACATAGTAATGGCTGTGTTGCTAGATAAAAAAGTAGAAAAGAAAACTATCTTACCTTCATTAGCTAAGGTAGAAAGGATGAATAAATAATGTCTACCATCGAAGATCTAAACTATCCTTCAATCACTGACATGTCACAGGATGAGGCTATTGAAACCCTCCGCCAAATCCGCCTTAGTCGCCGCATACCTGTTAAGAAAGTATCTAATAAGAAAGCATCTAAAAAATCCGCTAAGAAAATTCCTAAGATAAACTCAAGCCAAGCTAAGAATCTATTAGATCTAATCAAGCAAGTTAAATAAATCATTTAACCATCTAGGAGAAACAGATGACTAGAGAAAAAGAAGTAAAGGAAAATGCAGAAGCACATGTAGATTGGCTCTTAAAGATATTAAGGCCACTGTTGATTACAGAATTTGAGCATGGATACAAACATGGAAAGGAAGATAATAAATGACTATTAACGTCGGTAAAGTAGCTATGGTTCCAATCACTTCAATTGAAATAGGTGAGCGTGCTAGACAGGAAATGGGTGACTTACAGGATCTGGAAAACTCTCTAAAGGAATCCGGCCTTATCCAACCACTTGCTGTGAAACTTCTTGAAAATGATAAGTATCTTCTTCTAGCTGGTGAACGAAGATTCACGGTCCTTCTCACAAACCAAGTACTTGAAGTCCCTGTTCGAATCTATGAGGGAGAACTATCAGAGCTTGAAATGAAGGTAATTGAAAAGTCTGAAAACTTCTATCGTAAGGATATGGAATACTATGAATATGATTCTTTAATCAATGAGATCCATACTCTTGAACAACAGATCAAAGGAACAAGCGCACCTGGTCCTGGTCACGGAGGACATAAATTAAAGGACACCGCTGAGATGTTTGGCGTGACTGATGCGAGTGTATCTACTGCCATTAAAAGAGCTGAAGCACGGGATGCGTTCCCTGAACTATTCGACAACTGTAAAACCCAAAAGGATGCAACTAATGTAATCAAGAAGATGTCCGAGACTATGATCAAGGAAACAATAGCTGAGAAATTAGATAGAGATAAGCAAGGCGGAAGCACCTTAGCTAAGCTCGCTAATTGCTATGTCTTAGGTGATTTCTTCGAGGGAATCAAGAAGATACCTGATGGTGTGATGCACTTGGTTGAAGTAGATCCTCCGTATGCTATTAATTTAAAAGATGCTAAAATGAGAACTGGAGAATCTATATATCAACAAGATGAATACAATGAAATACCATCAGATGACTATCGAGAATTCTTAGCAGACACCTTTAAGGAGTGTTATCGAGTTATGGCTGATCACTCTTGGATGATCTGCTGGTTTGCACCACATCCTTGGTTTGAGAAACTATTTCAAGCTATCTTAGATGCTGGATTCAATTCAACTCGAATGTGTGGCATCTGGACTAAACCCTCTGGCCAATCTAAGCGTCCTGAAATGCACTTAGCAAATTCCTATGAAATGTTCTTCTATGCTTGGAAGGGTCGTCCTGCACTGAACAAGGCTGGTCGATCTAACAATTTCAACTATGCACCAGTCCCTCCACAAAACAAGACTCACCCTACTGAACGACCTCTTGATCTGATGAAAGACATCTACAATACCTTTGCATTTCCTGGCTCTAGAGTCTTAATTCCTTTTCTTGGTTCTGGAGTTGGGTTAATAGCAGGCCATGAATTAGGACTGAGTCCTATTGGATTTGAGTTAGGCAAGGGCTATAGAGATTCCTTTTTGGTTAAAGTTAATTCAATGGTTAATTAAATAATTTAAATAACTGGGGGTTAGAGATGTCAATACTTGGGGTAAATAGTTTTCAAGGTCAACATAATATAGATATCAATAAATCTTTTTGGGTTAAAGTAGATATAAAGAATCAGACTGAGTGCTGGCCTTGGACAATGTCAGTTAATGATGCAGGATATGGTAGATTTGTTATACATCAAAATGAATACTTAGCCCATAGAATAGCTTGGAAACTAACAAATGGAGAGATACCAGACGGCAAGATTATCTGCCATAAGTGTGATAATAAGCCATGCTGTAATCCAGATCATTTATACTGTGGGACATACTCAGATAATATGGCAGATAGATTAGAAAGAAATCCTACTCCTTCAGAAATTCTTGGGGCTAATGCAAAGTTATTAGCCAATGAGATAAGATCTATTAGAGAACTAAATAATATAATACTACTAAATGGAAGAAGAAAACTTTCACTGAGAAAGGTTGCATCTATGTTTGATGTTTCACATGGAACTATAGATAGTATATGGAAATCAGACAAATATCTATGTAAGGAAGGATATTATGTATAAGACGTATGTACCTCCATCTGGCAATATAGAAGCTAAGTTAGCTATAATAGGAGAGCAACCTGGGTATCAAGAGATACGTAGTAGACCCCCAAGACCCTTTATAGGTCCATCAGGTAAGGGGTTAGATGAATGTTTAATTATGTGTAAAATACCAAGATATAGCCTCTACTTGTCAAATATAATTAAAGACTTAGACAAACCCTTAGCAGCCTATATCAACATCAACTTTCACAAATCCTCTTGGACTATATCTAAAGAAGGCTGGCAGTACATTCAAGAACTAAAAGAAGAACTCACTGCACTAAATCTAAACTGTATCGTAGCTACCGGAAACATCCCTTTGATTGTCCTCTGCTCTCGAGTAGGTATCACTAAGTGGAGAGGTTCCGTCCTTGAATCAACCTTAGTCCCTGGCCTCAAGGTAGTCCCTACATTTCACCCTGCTACCTTCATCCCTCCGAAATTCAACTTCTTAAACAAACCTCAGATAGTCCAGGATCTCCTGGTGGCAAAGCATGAATCTGGATTTCCTGAGATTAGACGAAAGGGACGAGACATAACTATCAAACCTTCCTTCGACTTAGCAATTAGATCCCTAAACTATTGCTACGACGTAGGTCTCAAAGGCCAAGCTATCGACATTGATATTGAAGTTATCAATGGTGAAGTGGATTGCATAGGATTTGCTTATTCACCTAACAGTGCAATCTGCATCCCATTCAGAGACCACACTGGAGATTATTTTACTGTTGATCAAGAGTACGAAATCATGCTTCTTATAGCGAAGATCCTTCAATCTGAGCGAGTAGCAAAACGTGGCGCTTCATTCATCTTTGACACTCAATTCATGCTACACAAGTATGGAATAGTTCCTCGTGGTGAACTACACTGCACTCACATTGCACAGAAGATTGCCTTCCCTGATTTCAATGCTGGACTTGATTCAGTCTGCCGCATGTGGACTGATGTTCCTTATTACAAAGAGGATGGAAAGCAGTGGATGAAGATGGGTGCTGGTACCTGGGAAGAATGGTGGAACTATAATGGAATGGACTGTATCATCCCTAATGAAGCACATCCTAAGCAAATCCAAGAACTGAAAAAGCAGAACAATCTAGAAACCTACGACCGTCAGCGCAGACTAATCAAGCCCTTACTCTACATGGCTGAGCGTGGGATTAGAGTAGATGTAGATGGTATGATGAAGTTTAAGATAACTGAACAAGCCAAACTTGATCCCTTACTTGAAGCTCTAAACAAAGAAGCAGGCTACGATCTTAATCCTAACTCTCCTCAGCAAGTAATGAACTACTTTTACAAAGTCCTTAAACTAAAGCCGTTCAAGAAGAGGAATTCAAAAGGAGAATACAAACCAACTTCAGACGTTGATGCACTGAAGCGAATCTATCGACAAGACAGCAAGGGAAGCAAAGCTGCACGAATCATGCTTGATATTAGATCTCTAAGCAAACGCATTTCAACGTACTTAAACATAGCAAAGGTGGATAAAGATGGCAGATATAGAAGTTCATATAAACCTGTCGGCACTGAGACCGGAAGAATCAGCTCTGGTGAAACAATCTTTGGTACAGGTGGGAATCAACAAAACTGGCCACATGATCTATTGCGCTTCTTCCTCTATGACGAAGGATATATCGGATATAGTTTTGATCTCAGCCAAATCGAAAATAGAATCGTTGCATATGTTGGAGGAGTTATTTCCCAGATCGAAGCCTTTGAAAACGGAGTCGACCTCCACCGACTCACTGCCGGAATCATCTTAGACAAACCCTACGATGAAATCTCTGGTGAGGATGGATCTTCACCTCTAGGTGATGGTCGACAGAGTGAACGCTTCTGGGGAAAGAAAGGAAATCATGCTACTAATTACGATGTAGGCTACAAGACATTTGCACTGAAGAATGAAATGACTGAGACTGTAGCCAAGCGAATCATAAATAAGATTCATAAAGGCTATCCACAAATCAAGCAAGGCTTCCATATCACTATTCAAAACATGCTACGCAAGGATCGCTTTGTAACTAGCCTCATGGGAAGACGCCGTTTATTTCTAGGCCCAATAGTTACCACACCTACTGTCTCACACAGTGCTTGCTTAGCAACTTTTCGTGAAGCCTATGCACAGTTTCCACAATCTACATGTGCCGATAAGACTAATGAACATGGGATAGAATTTGTTTATTACAATCAGCAGCATTTCAAACCTGTTGAACTTCTCACTCAAGTTCACGATTCAATAGTATTTCAAATCCCTTTATCAATTCCCTTAGTTGAACATGCTAGGATGTTACTTAGAATAAAGGATTCTCTAGAGCAACCTTTGTACTGGCATGAGAGAGAAATCAAGACACCTTGTGATCTTTGCATAGGCAACAACATGGGTAAGAAGTATATGAAGGAATTGAAGAGTAAGGAAATTCCAAGCAATCCTAATATTCTAGCTGAGAAGATAGAGTATATCTATAATGGAATAGTTAATGTACAGAAAGTAGAGTATTAAACTATGCCTGATCTCAAGAGAGAACTTTCCTGTTGGCTTGACGAAAGGAGAATTATAATGAAGACTCACGTAAATTGTTATTATCCACCTATTAACATAATAGATTTAGGGGAATCTATATATGTACCAGTAAAGGATATATATAAATACACTAAAGAATTATATGAAAAAGGACTAAGTCATAAATCTATTCCACCTCAGAGAGAAGCTGATATACATGAATTCTTCCTTTGGAAATCTAAATATAAAGCAGCTAATCCTATAATTAGAAAAATAATAGATCTACTAATGAGTATATAATATGCCAGATTTAAAGAGGGAATTACCTAATTGGCTCGATGGATTTATGAAATACACTGATAACTCTGAACCACCTACACTATTTAGAAAATGGGTAGGTATCTCATGCATAGCTGCTGCAATGCAGAGAAAGGTTCGCATAGAATGGGGAACTAACCTAGTCTGGTATCCTAATTTCTACATCGTCTTGGTCGGCCCTTCTGCAACTGGCAAAGGGACTGCAATGGGTCCTGGAACTAAGATAATAAACAAGATCCCTGGCATTAAATTAAGCGCCCAAGCAACTTCACTCCAAGCCCTAATCTCTTCCCTTAAAGACAACAACCTAACCGACTACGATCCAAAGTCTGGAGACAGTTCCTTCCATTCATCTATGACAATCTACAGTGAGGAATTTACTGTATTCTTAGGCTATCACAATAATGAACTAATGGCTTCTCTATGCAACTGGTATGATTGCCAAGATGATTGGACCTATGACACTATCAAGCGAAGTAAAGAAAAGATCCATGGTGTCTGGGTTAATTTAATAGGTGGTACAACACCTGACTTGATCCGTAGTTCCTTACCTTACGAATCAATAGGTGGTGGACTGACATCTCGAATCATATTTGTCTATGAAGAAAAACCAGCAAAGCTAGTAACCATCCCTACTGAAACCGCAGAGGAAAGACAACTGTTTGATTTCCTTGTTAGGGATCTAGAGAAAATCTCCTTGCTAAATGGCGTGTTTAAGTGGACTGAAGGATTTGTTAAAGACTGGGATACATGGTGTAGAGAAGATCGAGCCAATCCACCCTTTGTTGATAGGAAATTCGACGGCTATAATGGAAGACGTAGAGTCCACTTGATGAAGCTAGCAATGATAACAAGCGCTAGTTACGGAAGGAA